GTGCGTTGTATCAACAACTTAGAAGACTCCTATTTGCAAATACCCCTCCAAACAGGTTCCGACCGCGACTTTTTTGTGAGAGTTGACCCAAGAATCTTTATGTCAAACACTTACACCACAAATCTTGCGTAACTTTTTTAACAACTATGAAATACCCCTGCTTGCTTACCAAAAAAATCAGCGAAATTTCTTCGGCAAAATATAACCCAAGAAAAATTACAGACGAGGCGATGGGGCGATTGACCAAGAGCCTAGCGGAGTTTGGAAACATCCAACCGATCACTTGGAATGTGCGAACTGGGAATGTGGTCGGAGGCCACCAGAGGCTCAAGGTCTATAAGGCGATGGGCAAAACCGAGGTCGATGTTTGGGCGGTTGATCTGGATGAGCAGAAGGAGAAGGCGGCCAACATAGCCCTCAATAAGTTGAGTGGAGAGTTCGATATGCCGATGCTCAAAGACATCCTAGAGGAAATAGATACTGGCGATCTGGATATGGAAATTACCGGGTTTGGTATGGATGAGATTGCTGTTATGATGGAGGCCACCAATCCAGACCCAAATTTTTTACCAGACGCAGAGGTGAATCAAGGTAAGCTAGACGAAAAGTCACCGGTGACTTGTCCTAATTGCAACAATGAATTTATCCCAAACTAATAATCTAAAAATTGATTGGGCTACTCACGAAGCGGCAAAATATGCCTGCGAGAACTGGCACTATTCAAAAAGCATTCCTAGCGGGAAGATGAATAGATTTGGAGTATGGGAAGACGGAAACTTTAAGGGGGTTGTTTTATATGGAAGACCAGCATTCCCATCCATAGGAAAACCATATAATCTTACTCAATTTGAAATTGTAGAGCTAGTCAGAGTCGCCCTAAAGGAACACAAAAACCAAGTATCAAAGATTATAAGCATAAGTCTTAAAATTCTAAAAAGGCACAATCCAAAGTTAAGATTAGTCGTATCCTTTGCAGATAAAGGACAGAACCATTATGGGGGAATATATCAAGCATCAAACTGGTTGTATGTGGGCGAGGGGGGCGCGTCGGTTCAATACAAACTAGATGGAGAGATTGTTCACCAAAGAACGCTGGTTCATAAATTTGGAATTAAATTCGCAAGTCATAGCGGCGTTACAAAATATAATCCGGAAAGAAAATATAAGTATTTAATGCCCCTTGACGATTCAATGAAGACTCAACTAAAATCCCTACACAAACCATACCCGAAATGCGTATCAAGTGCTGATAGCGGCACGCTTGGCTTCCAGCCAAGAGGGGGCGGTGCAAATCCGACCGATACGCTCCAATTTCAAAATGTTTAATGATTACACAAAAAGAACTCCGAGAAAAGTGGGGCATCGATGCGGGGCAGTTGTCTCGAATGGTAAAGCGGGGTATGCCCCTCACCTCCGAGTCAGACGCTCAAAGGTGGAGGCTCGCAAACCAGAAGCGAGTAAGCAAATCACAGATAGCCCGGACACCATCCCAGAACTCCTCCGAGCCATTAAAAGACTCGGATGCCGAGTCATACAAATCGAAAACCTCGCTTGGCAGATTGAATCGAGCGAAGCAAGCCGAGGTAGTTGCTTACTCATTGGTAGCTACGGCGGCAAACAATCAAAACCCAGTCGCTATGCGAGCGGCGGTTCAAGGATGGGGCGAGGCAAAAAAGCGAGTGGCAGAAGCCGAAATGGAACACGCTCGATGGGAAGAGGTGAACAGAGTCACGATTCGGATGGACGAGGTTCGAGAAGTGTTCGGCAAATGGCTAGGAGCAATTAGAAACCTAATGGATGCTATGCCTTCGAGCTTGGCCGCAAGAGCAAACCCTAGTGACCCAGAGTGTGCCAAAAGGGCTATCCAAGAGGGCATCGATCAAATCTTTGTGACTATTCAGAAGGCAGAAGGAGCATTCAAATGAACAATCAATTAACACCCAAGGAGGCAAGAATCCTTTTCATTCTTCTTGAAAGCAAAACTGGATACGAATTGCTGCGAGATGCTGTGACCAGTATTTATGGTTATGAAAAAGACCATAAAATAAAATGGCCTAAAACCATAAAACGCAAAATCAAAAACCTTTATATGTCTCAATTCAAATGAACGAGTGCTTCATTGTTTTGCTGGTAGCAATCGCAATTCTAGGCATAGTGCTTCCATTCTTTGATCGATGAAAACCACGAAGCCTACAAGAATAGCCTTGGCCTACTGCCGGAACTCTAGCTACTCAACGCTTTTTGTTCCCGCTAAAGGGCAACTCAAAAACTTTGAAAGCAAATATGGTTTTTCTATGTGCGTAGGGTGTTGCTTCAAAAACTACCCAAAGACAAGGCAGGGCGTGGGAAGATACTGGATGGTTCACTTTCATCACGCAGTTGTCAGGGACAAGGCAGACCCAATCGCACTTCACAAAACCCTTATGCAGATACCAGAGTTTAGGGATTTATGTGCCAACGATGTTCCATTCTTCGATCAATGAAACGCTCTCCACTTAAACGCAAAACCCAACTCAAGCGAGGCGGGAAACTACGCCGTGTCTCTGCAAAGAGAAAAGGCCAGAACGAAGTCTATAAAGATGTGCGAGAGAAATTTCTAACCAACAATCCAGTATGCCAAGTGTGCCGTTGCAAGATGGCAAGCCAAGTTCACCATAGGCGAGGGAGGTTTGGGGATAGGTTGAACGAGGTAGAGTTTTTCTTGGCGGTGTGCTTTGAGTGCCATCATCAAATCCATATGAACCCAGCTTGGGCTTATGCAAAAGATTATCTGGTTAAGAGATGAACAATAATACAGTCACAAAGCATAGGTTTAGGTTTGGCGAGGAATGGTACACAATGTGCATCACGATTGACGATTGGTGGCTTGAAGAGGAGTTGGTAGATATGTCGGATGATATGATGCGAGCCGGCGAGGAGTTTGCTGTCGAGCATAGAACAAATTGAATTTTGTATGAAAGTAAGAATTACTCATTTAGATGGCAAACTTCCAAATCTTGCCCTGATGAAGTTATCTGCTTGGCATAAAAAACAAGGCGACCAAGTGTATTTCAGCAAATCAATACAAAGGGAGCTTTGGGAGGGTAATTATGATAGGGTATATGGAAGCTCAATCTTTGCTTGGAGCAAGCCAGCAAGAGACTTGTTTCTAGCAAACTTCCCAAACGCAACCATTGGGGGAACTGGATCGGGTAAAGTGCAGACCATAGAGGAAATTACTGGGACAGATTTTGATGAATACGATTATTCAATATATCCATCATTCAAGCAATCAATAGGCTTTAGCCAAAGAGGTTGCCGCCTAAAATGCTCATTTTGTGTTGTGCCAACCAAAGAGGGAAGAATAAGAGACAATTCATCAATAAGGCAAATTTGGAGGGGCGAGCCGTACCCAAAGCAAATTATATTACTAGACAACGACTTTTTTGGGCAACCAAGCTGGAAGCAAAAGACAGATGAGATTCTAGAAAACGATTTTGAGGTTTCATTCAACCAAGGGATAAATGTTCGCTTAATTCACAAAGAGGGAGCGAATGAATTGGCGAAGATAAAATATAGGGATGACCAGTTTAAGAGCAAAAGAATCTACACGGCTTGGGACAACAGAAAAGATGAGGCCATATTCTTGCGTGGGATAAATACGCTTATGGGTGCTGGGATAAAGCCACAACATATTATGGTTTATTTTCTTTGCGGATATTGGCCGGGTGAAAAATTTGAGGACATTTATTACAGATTCGAGACAATGGATAAAATGGGATTATTGCCCTATCCAATGGTGTATAATAACGACAACCCAGAGCTAAAGAAATTCCAAAGGTGGGTGATCCGTAGATACTACAAGTTTATACCTTGGGAGGACTATTCTAATGGTGGCGATTCATATTCTAAAAAGTATGAGAACCAACTAACCCTTGCGATATGAACCAGATTGATGAGGCCAAGAACTTCGCTCGCCTTTTGTTTGAGCCAAGGGAACAACTCTCAATCCCAGAATGGGCAGAGAAAAATCTAACGCTATCCGCAAGAGTAACCAACATACCCGGAGCGTACTCAACAACCCTCACGCCCTATGTCCGTGAACCCCTAGAGGCTTTTGGCGATGATTCGATTCGCAGGGTGGTGCTGGTATGGGGGGCACAGACAAGTAAGACCACAACGATTTTAGCTGGCCTAGCGTACCGAATAGCAGAGCGACCTTGCCCCGCCTTGTGGGTAATGCCGAGCGAGCATCTTGCTAGGTCTTTCACGGAAACTAGGTGGTTGCCAATGATTGACGATTGCCCAGCCCTAGCAAAAGAGAAACCAGACAACACCGACAAAATAAAAATCCTAGAACAACACTTCAAACGATGCTCGGTGTGGTGGGCTGGCACAAGTCCATCGGCTCTTTCTAGTCGCTCGATTGCGTTGCTTTGTATGGATGAGGTCGATAAGTTTCCAGAGCAAGCGGGGTCGGGGCGAGAAGCGAACCCAGTTCAATTAGCAGAGGCTAGAGTTAGCACCTACCCAAACCATCTCATCATAGCAACTAGCACCCCGACAACTGCCGACTCAATCATTTGGAGTGAATGGCAGAAGGGCGATATGCGTTTCTATTTTGTTCCTTGTCCTCATTGTGGGCATAAGCAGAAGCTAGTCTGGGGGCAAGTAAAGTGGGATGAGTCGGCCAAGATTGAAGATGGGGTTTATGATTTTAAGCTGGTAAAATCCTCGACCTACTACGAGTGCGAGGAGTGCAAGGGAAAGATTACAGATGGACAGAAAACCAAGATGCTTCGAGAGGGTGAGTGGAGGGCAACCAACCTAAAAGGCGAGCCAGC